CTGCTGCGTCAGCTCAACAGCGTCCGCCGCGATCGAGGTGCCACTGCCGCGGATGCTGAACTCGCGGAACTTGGTCCAGTCGCCCGCCACCTGAGCGAACACGATGCCGTTGCCGATCTGGGTCGGCCGGCAGCGGGTGTCGATCTCGTACTGCGTCAGCGCCGTGATCTGTGCCGTCGCTGAGGTCAGCGTCGTGTCGTTACTGGATAGGCGGAACTGGGTCTGATCCGAGAACAGGATCAGCTCGTCCTGGAAGGGCACTGCATAACGCAGCACGCTCACGCGGGTGCCGCTGGCCCTGATGTCGATCGGGTCGGTTGCCAGTGTCGTGGTGACGGTCTCCGGGAAGAACTCGAAGAACTCGCCCGGGCGACTGAGCACCACGGCCTCGTCCGCCAGGATCCCCAGGCGGTTCTTGAAGACGAACAGATCCTGGATGCCCTTGCCGATGAAGCTCGGGTCGGGAGCCGTCACATAGTCGCCACAGGTGCGATCGCCCCACTTCCGTAGCGCCACGCCAGTGGCAATGGTCGAGCCATCCATCGGCCCGAAGTAGAAGGTGTTGTCCGGCTTGCGCACCAGGACGTGCGGCATGGTCCCGGATTTGATCCGGTACTCGGCGCCGGGAGCGACGGTCTCATTCCAGGAGCCTTCGCCAAAGGCGCCCTGCCCATCGCGCGGCTTGAACTCGACGTAGTAGCCATCCCAGGCATTGCCCGGGTCGCCGGTGATCTCCACCTGGTAGCCGACTGGAGCGATGGTCGGCAGCTCGGTGAATACCTGAACGCTGTTGGTGATCGCCGTGATGTCGGCATTGGCACGGGCATCCGTCGCCTTGATCGTCATCGCGCTGCTGCTCTTGAAGTGCAGCACCGATCCGCTCCGCTCGATCGTGACGCCACTGACGCCAGACAGGCCGGTCTTGATGTTCTCGGCGATTTCGGCCGCGCTGATCTGGGTCTCGGTGAGCGTGCTGCCCACCACGATCACGGCCGCCGTGGCGGTGGTCACATCCACCGTCGTGCCGTTGAGGGTGACGGTGTACTTCTGCCCGTAGTTCGCGGCCTTCACCCACACCAGTGCCTCGTGGGTGGCGGGCCTGGCGGTTGCCGGAGCCAGCAAGGTGCTGTCCATCTCTGGCAGCGCCCGGGTGTTGGAGATGAAGGTGTAGTCGCCGATGGAGACGGCGCGGATGTCGCTCTTGGCGCTCACCACCGACGACAGGTAGGTGTACGCGCCCGCTGCAGCGCTGACCGTGTACTCAGCGCCGGCCAGGTCGAACACCCGGATGGCGGTCTTGCTGATCACCACCAGGTACTTCTCTGCGCTGTCTCGCAGCACGGAGTGGACGAACACGTCGCCCAAATCGGTGGTGCTGATCTTGGCCAGCGACTGCGTTGGCTCCCGCTTCCTCAGTCCTTCCGAGATCGATGAGTAGCCATTGATCTGCAGCTCGCCTTGGGTCGGGTCGCGCTGCGCATCGGGCTGCTGGCTAATCCCCTGAAACAGGTTGGGGACCGTGTAGGAGAAGAGCTCAGCCAATGAGATGCCCTCCTCCCGGTCCGCGCAGCAGGCCGTAGCCAGGGCTGTAAGTCGGGAAGGGGCGCAGGCCAGGGCCGCCGGTCAGCAGGTTGTAGTGGTCGTTCTCGGCCTCCATCCGCAGCAGTTCATTCAGCGCCGCTTGCTCGTCAATAGCCGTGTACTTGAACAGCGCGTCGGAGCTCAGCACGCGATCGCTGAAGACGCGAGCAGATCGAATCGTGATCCAGCGGTTGAAAGGCTCGGGGCAGTCATCCCACGGCAGCAGGAACACCACGTCGGCCAGCACCTCTGTGATGTCAGAGCCCAAAACCGAGGTGCGCTTCTCTCGGTCGTAGACCTTCTGGCCGCGCAGCTGGAAGCGCCCAGCCCACTGGTACGGGTCAGGGGACCACCGCACCACGTCGGCTGGCACGGTGATCGTGTTGGTGGTGATGTCTTTGCTGAAGGGGTAGCCGGATTCGGTGTTCCATGCCCAGCCCCTGGACTGCCCTTCCTTGTGAAACTCGAGCAGCGTCCGCTCTGCAATGCGGGCCTCTGCAACCTGTTCGTTCTCGAGCGTTTCCACCGGCGCTTCGCCGATGTTCTCGAGCAGCACGTTGACGGCCTCGAGAAGGCTGGTCCGCCCTGGCGTCAGTGACTGATTGGCGGTGCCCATTGGCTCTGCGGGGCCGTAGACCTAACTGTACGAGCCGCACAAAAAAGGGGCCAGCCATAGCCAGCCCCCAGCTCATTCCACTCGACTCCCGCGAGTCGACTCAATCCTACGGAACGACGATCTTGTAGGCAGCCTCAGCGCGAAGCACGCCCATGCCGATGGCCTGGCGGGCCACCATCAGGGTTGCCTGCATCTGGACGTTCCAGTCGCCGCTAGTGATCTGCAGGGAGGGGCTCATCAGGGTCACCACGCCAGCGGCTTCCTTGTTGAAGATGAGGCCGCGGCACTTCGACAGATCTTGCTGGTAGTCAGTGTTTTTGTCGCCGGTGACGTTGGTGTAGGCCGCCTGGGTGACGTGGTTCGACATCATGATGGGGATGCCGGCCACCTGCAGGGTCTTGCCGCTGGCGATAGTGCCGTTGCCGCCAGCGCCGCCGTTGAAGTCGGCGTTGATCGCGCGCGAAGATTGCGTGATGTAGTAGTACTCCTCAGGGGAGAACACTGCATACATGCCATCAACGGGGACGTCCTTCTTGTCGAAGTTCACCCGTGCGGCGAAGATCGCATCCACCAGCTCGTCGCCTTTTGCCTGGTTGGTGGCAGCGGCATAGCCGGCAGAGAGGGTCTTGCCAGCGCCGATGCGGCCAGCGTTGCCAGCCTTGCCCAGGGGCTCGGTGACATTGGAGGCAGCGGCGAACAGGATGCGAGCCACACGCTTGTCGTACTCGTAGGCCAGGGCCCGGCCGAGTTCGGTGGTGTAAATCTGGCGCACGTCGTAGTACGCCATCAGCTCGTCGATCTCTGCCACAGCAGCGTCGGCGATCATCAGGCCGTCGAGCTCAATGAGGCGCTCGTTCAGGTCGGAAGGGTTGTTGCCTTCACCGAGAATCGGAACGCCGGGCGAGTGGTACCTCGCTGCCATTTTCCCGGTGATGGGGAAGGCAACCGATTTCCCGCCTTTGATGTTGCGCTCGCGGGTTTTGCCCTTGAACACAGTGGTGCGCTCAAACGCATCGAGAACTTCAGCGGCGCCGAGCTTGAGGAATAGGGCACGGTCATCACCCGTGCCTTTGATTTGACCAAGCCGCTGAAGCGCGGCATCGGGAGGGGTAGCCATGGTGTTTCAAAGAAGAAGTGATCGGCTGACTTCTTCCCCTCTGCACCGGGTTGTCTCCCTAGGGAGGCCCGTTCAGTTACGGGGGTGTAGAACTTGCCTCCCTTGAGAGTAACTAGAAGACGTCTGAGGCGTCCAACATCCGAATCACCTGCGCGCGGTAAGCCTCGTCGACGTCGTACAAGCGCTGCCCCTTGGCATTGAGTTTGTTCATCGCCTCGAGCACTTGGGCCTTCGACTCGAATGTCTTGCCGGCTGATGGAGCGCGGCCGCTGCCCACCAGCTCGGGCTCTTTCAGGGTTGCCTGCTTTGGCGTGCCGCCCTGGGTGGCCCTGGCCTGCATTGCCTTCAGTGCCCAGCGGATCGCCTCCTTGTTCCCAGCGGCGACCACTGCGTTGTACTCGTCGATCTCGTCCTGGGGGACGTTCTCTTTGACCCAGGCCGACAGCTGTTGGAACTGCTCCTCCCCGCCAACCAAGCCCTTGATCTCGGCCTGGTCCTCAGGGCTCAGCTCAACGCCCCCGGACTCGGACTCGTAGCCGCCCTCCAGGTAGCGCTCGACGATTGAGCGGGGGATGCCAACGCCCTCGAGCTTTTCCATGAAAGGCTCAACGTCCTGACCCGCCTCAAAGGCGGCCGCCATTTCGTAGGGGTTGAACTCGGCCTCCTCGAACTTGCCAGCCAGGAACTCGCCGTACTCCTTGACGCCTTCCTCCCGGGTGTAAGCCTTGGGAGGTGAAGGCAAGGTCTCTTCGGGCTGGTCCTTGGGCTGGCCCAGTTTCCTTTCCAGCTCCTGATAGGCCTTGGCCAGCTCCTCCTGGCTGTTGAACTTGCCGAGGATCTTCTCCGGCTCGGCCTGTTCGGCGTCCCGTTCTGCCAGGAACTCCTCGAGCAGGCTCTCCTGCCCGGGGGCGACCGGCGTTTCATTGATGGCTTCAGCGTTGCTGAGGCTGTTGTCGACGGGTGCTTGGGTCATTGCGGTTCGGTGGGTTGGTCAGGGTTGGCCAGCTGCTGCTCGATAGCAGCGGCCTCGGCCTGTTTCTGCGGGTCGGCCATGGGTGATGCCATGGCCTGCTGAGCAAGCGCCATCTGCTGGGCCTGCTGCTGTTCGGCGGCGACTTCCTCGTCGGTCTTGATCAGGCCAACGGTGTCGACGCCCATGGAGGCGGCGAGCCGGCGGATCAACTCCGAGGGGTTGACTCGCATCGTCACCTCCTGCTGGCCAATGGCGTTGCCGAGCTCGGCGATGGTGCTGACAAAGCGCACCACCCGCTCGAGGTCATTGCTGCGGCCAACAGCGGCCAGGCCAACACTGACCACCGGCCGCACCAGCTCTTTGGGGAGGGGCTGGAGCTTGCCCTGGCGGATCAACAGATCCAGC